ATTTGGAACTCTGTTCCATTCTCTTTTACGATCCTTAGTATCTCCAGTTTAAGCTCTTCATTATTTAAGTGATTACTTTCCATCATTCAACATTTCTCTTAAAGTATAAACTTGTTGAACAACTTTGTCGTGATCTGGATGAGACTTGTTCCAATATGGACCATTAATATCATTGGTAATGCTTGATATTTCAGTTTCAATGTCTGCGTTTGAATTAACATTCTCGCTTTCAGTTGTAACCATTTTATCTTCTGACATCATACTTGCTATCTTTGCAAAGCCTTTTATTATTTCTGGATGATCACCAAGTCTAGTACCATTTGATAAAGTCATATCTAATACTTCTGGATTAATATTTGCTTTAGCAATCGCACCAGCTTGTTTTACTTTTGCATCAAAGTCTCTACCCCATTCTTGTCTTAACACTTGTTCAGATTGAGCTTGTGCAGTTTCAGTATCTATCTTTGATTGTTGTGCAATACCTTCCATATTATTTTTATAAAAGTCTAAGATACCTTCAGCTTGTTTGTTATTTAAACCAAGTTTATGAGATTGTTCGGCAAAAGATTTAATTGCACTATCATCCATCTTTACAACATCTGATTCAATTTTTAAATTATATTGATCTGGTGTTTCTGGTCTACCAAGTTTTGCGTAGGCTTCTTCCCAAACTTCTTCTGTAGAATTTTTATTTGGTACTACAATTTTATCTTGACCAATCATTCTAGTTGCGTTGATATAACTTTTTGCTAACGCATCTATCTCTGTAAATTTTTCTATACTAGGATCATTTCTATATGTTTCGCTAATAGATTCTTTCCAAGTTGATTGAGTTGGTTGCGGTGCAGGTGTGTCTGCAGTGGCAACTGTTGTTTGTGTTGCTTGTGGTTGTGCTTCTGTAGTCGCTTGATCTACAGGCACAGTTTCCTGTGTTATCTGTTCATTTGACATTTTTATTTTTCCTTGTTTTGCAGCATTGATTTAATAAATAGAAGAACACTGCGTTGTCCTTCCATGTATGCACTCTCATGGCTATCACCTTTTACATTAGTGGTAGAATGATAATGACATCTTTTTTCAAGATCAGCTAAGACTTTCTTGCCTTCTTCTGTATTGAATATGAATTTATAATTTGTTTGTAGTTCTTTTATTACTTTCTCTAGTTGTTTTGTTTCCATACTATTCCACTTCAGCATTTGCTACAGCTCTTGCTTCTTCCGGCAATGCTTTTGCTAGTGGTGCTACATCTCCTGCGGCTTGTGCAACTTGTTGCATCTGAGCCATTTGTTGTTGTTGTTGTGCAGCTTGTGCTGCTTCTTCTCTTTCTGCATTAACTTGTGATTGTAGTTTTAAAACTTTTTGCGGAACTCCTACAAGATCAGCAACATGTTTAACTAACGCATCAAAGTTAATATAATCAAATACTGGAGCTACATTAGCAAGTGATCCTAATATTTCTATACCTCTAGTGATTGATGAAAGCTCTGAAGATTTTTGTGCTTTAGCTAGAGGAGAAACATATTCTATCTCTATGTCTTGACCAGATAAAAATTCTGGTGCAGGAGCAAACTGTTCTCTTCTAAATAAAATATTAAAACATCTATCAATTAATGGTTTTAATAATTCTGATTGTAATCTACCTAACACTGGACCTAACAATCTCATCTTCTCTTCGTTTCTTTGTATAACTTCTGTTGCTGTCATTTGTGGTCCTTGTTGCATCAATAGTTGATCTACATAAAAAACATTTCTAATAGCAGTTCTTCTTTGCTCTTCCATGTTTAAACCTAGTGGATTGTTTGCACCAATGTTTAATGGTTCAATTCTATCTCTTGTACCACTTCTATAAAAATTTAATCCACCCGGTACAGTTCTAACTGGTAATAAGAAACCATCATCCGGAACTAATAGTGGTGGGTCCACCTGTTTCTGCGCAGCTTTGATTGTAGTTTTTGACATCTCGTTTAGCATCTTTACGTCTGGCAAGGCTGTCATAGCTGGTGATCTTCCATAGATTTCGTGTGATGCTTTTAAGTATCTAGGCACTACAAAAGGAAACTCTTGGAAACCCGATACTGATAATTCATTACCATTTTTCATTTCAATGTACACAGATTCAAATGGCATGTTATCTGTATCTTTTAATTTAGGATTATAATCTGATCTTGGATATACAACATGTAACATCTCTACTTCATTGTATGGATCTTTTGCTGATTGCATTTTAATATCGCTTGAAACTTTATCACCGAACTGTTGTATTGCAGCTCTTACTGATAGTTTAAATTTTCTGTAAACAGTATCTATTCCACCTTTATCATCTTCAGCAATAAAGATTTCATTAATGTGTCTTGTAGAAAATTTTAATATATCTTCATTATCTTCTTGTATAAACATTGCTGCTGTACCAAAAGTAATTAGGTCATGGTACAGTTCAAATATTTCTTGTTGAAAGTTTGATCTGTTAAATGCTGTGTACATAACTTCAGTTGCGTTCTCTAACCAAAGTTTAGCTTCATCTTCCATTTCTAAAGATGAATCTTTAAATCTTAATGAGAACCAAGGTGTTGAAGGATTAGTTAGCATACCATGTAATGATGCTGCTAATAATTCTACTGCTTGTATTGGAGATGAATCAAAAATTAATTCTGTTCTCTTATCACCTTTTGATCTTGTCTTGGTAACATCAGCTTTTCTTGGTTGCATGTAATCTGCAACTTCTTGCCAATGTGTTTCCCAATTTTGTCTTTGAGCTTTTAATCTATCAAATCTTGATAATAGTGATTTAGTTAAATCTGTTTTTGCCATTATACTGTTCCTAATAAACTTTTCTTACCTAATGAGTAATCATCTGAAACTTTTGTTACACCTTTTGATGAAGTTAATGTATATCTTTTTCTTCCTTCTTTCTTAACTTTTCTAACATCATATTCATCTGACTTAGCTTTTTCTTCAGCAACCTTACCTTCTGTAGTTAATATAGTTTTACCACCTACTTTTTTTTCAGTTACAACATTAGCTCTTGCTTGGTTATCTCCTCCTCCATCACCACTTTTCATAATAACATTTTTAAATACTTTTGTTCCATCTTTATTTGTGTGAACAACTTTCTCTCTACTATAACCTGCAGATACATTTCCATAAGCATCTGTTGCACCAGACATTCTGTTATCTAAATAACCTTTATAAACTTCTTCTTGTTTTGTGCTGCTTAAATTTCTAAATTCTTCTTGTGTATATCCAATATTTGTTTTTGCTCTTTTAGATGTTAAAACATCATCATAAAACATTGTTCTAGTTGCTACTGATCCTTTTTTAAATCCTTCTTTTAAAAGACCTGTTGTTCCTATTAATTTTTTGTTTTCAATATCTGTAGCACCTTTAGTTTTGAATACTTCTATTTTAGCATCTGTATCATCTTTTTCTGGATTAATAATTTTATTTTTTTTTATTTTTTTTTCTGAATAAGTAGTAAGACCTTCTTCTTTACTTAATGCCTTCTCGTATGCAGATACTTCAGTATCGTTGCTTCCGCTGCTTCCTGCTGATCCCGCACCCATATTAATCCTTCTTTCCTAATAATGTATCTAATGCTTCTTCTTCTGTTTCTTGTATTCCAAGAGGTCCAGTAAGGATAGTTTCTTTTCTACCTCTTCTTCTTCTAGCGATAGCATCTTGTTCTTTCTTAATTGCTTCTTTTTCTTCTGCTGTAAGCTCATCACTCGGTGGCTCCGGTGCCGGAGGTGGTGGTGGCAATGTTGGCATTTTTGGTTTAAAAATTGAACCCATAATTATAAAATCCTATAATTATTATCTGCTACAACTTGTGGAGCAGTTTGTCTAGTATTAATTTCTTGGAGACCAACAGCGAGATACCTCATGGCATCACACGCATGGCTGCTCCAATCATGGACAGGCTTTGATCTAAACATTCTGTTTTTATCAATATACTTCCTGTGATAATGTCTTAACGCATCTATCAAACTTTTGCAATGTTCAACATCAATCCAACATCTAGGTAACATCATTGTTGTTGCATGGATGCCATCTTCTAATGGAATTTTTGGTACGACTTTAAACCTTAATCCTAATTGCGTAGCGACCTCTCTCCGGGTTTTGCCATTTCCAAATTCGGTAACTTCAATGTCATGCGGAGCAAAATGATCTTTGTAGATATATTCTTTTTCATTAATCATCTTAATGTAATAAGGTAGACCTTGACCTTTCTCTTCGTGGTAATCAATAATGTTTATGGATCTGCCAAGTTGCTGATAAAATATTATAGAACTATGATCTGAAACTCCAAGATCCCATGCTGTTGATACTGGTAGCGCAGGATCGTAAGGCACTCTGGTAAGCTGCCTGTCATCATCTAGTTTTGCAATTACATCTCCATATACTGCACCTTCTATGTTGGCAATCCAATCGCACTCAAACTCCTGTTGATACTTCTTATCTCCCATAACTTCTTTTGCCTTATCTAATTCATCTTGATCAACTATCTTTGTAGAACTAGCTTTAGCTTTGTAGTGAAACCAATCATCCGCACCTTGTGCGTGTTGGTACAATTCGTAAAAGTTATTCTGCATACCAGAAGGTGTACCTATAAATACGCAGTAACCCTTTCTGTCAGATAGTGCTGGTCTAATTATTTCTGGAAACAACTTGCTGTTTACGTTTGCGTACTCATCAATAACGCAGCCATCAAGATATATACCTCTTAACCCATCTGGAGATTCGGAGCCTAGCAAGGTGATCCTAGCACCATTAGGTAGGTCTACACGCAGCTCTGTCTCATTAAACTTGGTGTGGGGTATCTTGGCGGTAAACTGTTTCATGTAATCCCATGCAATGCTTTTAGCTTGTTTGAACGTAGGAGCTATGTATGCGTATCTAGGGTTTTTATTTTGGGACAGCAATGCTGACCTAATTAGGTGGTTGATCATACATACTGTCTTGCCAAACCTTCTGTGGCATACGAGTACATTCCATCTATGATTGTCTATTTGTCTGTGCAAGTAGGCTTGATGCTTCCTTGGTGTGTAGGGTATTTTAATATCCATATCTAGTGTATTCTGTCAGACTTCATACTACTAATAGGTTGATAGTCAAAACCCATACTAAACATAGCATAAGTAATAAATAAATCAGCAGTTGTCTTATTGGGAAAGCCATAAAACTTAATTATTACGTTGTTTGTGCCTTCTTCAATGTAAGCAACTGAATCTAAATCATCCATACTAAAGTAATCCATATACTACATTTAGTGCATTTGAAAAAAAATAAAACTAAAAAAGTGTTTGTGTATAAAGGGGTGGCTGGATCTAAGGGTGTCCTCAAGTCCGGTCTATATATATATAATAAAATGCGACAGGTTTTTGGGGGTATAGGGGGTCAAGGTTTCCAAAAAATGTACCCTTGTTCTATATATATATCTTTTTTAGATTAGTGATAATAGAAAGTTATCAAACCTAA